AAGCACAAGAGTTCGATCTCTTCTCGATCGCCGCTAAAGCTAATCGACAGCCCGAATTCGCTTGGGATCTTTTCGGCCATTTCGATTATCTGATCGAAAGAGCCCGACTCTTTCAAGAGTTGCAAATCCGCGCGCAATTGCCCGTCATCGATCCGGAAATTGATCAGCACGCCAACGATATCATCGACATCGCCGTCGTGTTCCATTTTGACCTTGAGCCCGTCCTCGTGCGTCTGCGCGCAACTCAAAACGGTTTCGAGCGTCTTTTGGTCGACATAAACGCCGTAGCTCCGAACCGGGCCGACGGTCAACATCGAGACCCCTTTTAAGATTCCGGCCTCCCGATCGATCGCTTCGGGCTTGGCTTGAAACCAAAATGTTTGTTGTCGGCTCATCTCCTTAGCCGATTAATTACAATTTAGGCGGTTTAACCGTGCCCGTAGCTTCGGGCGGTGGCGCCGGCGCCGGCTTGCCATTGGTCATTATCCCCATTTCGTCATCACTGATTTCCTCGCCGGTTTCGCTTGAAACTTCCTTGGCAATCTTCTTGCGCAAGGCGATCTCGTGCGCGCGTTCCCGATAATGTTCCTCGACGGTTTTTCCTTCCAGAATATCGGTGAGATTCGAGATCCCGGCTTGCCAGTCGTCGCGATCGGCTTTTTTGTCGCGGCCGTAATCGATCCCGAGCCGCGGCGGTTTGGAAAATTCCCATCGCCACCAATCTTTACTTGGCGGGATCCGGCCGAGTTTGACGAGCTTGGCGACCATATAGCCGACCATCCGCTTTGCGGGCGGGGTAAAGAGCCCTTGCCGACCCTCAATCGATTTATGCGCCTGGGAAAGAATCAGCCGGGCGTTGGTGCCCGATAACAAGCTCGGATCCCAAGCTAGCTCGTAAGGCCAGGGCACACCGGCACAGGCGTTGCGCACCAGGCGGTTCATAAAAGAATCCCAAGCTGTGCCAGGCCGATCGGTCTTAATGGTTTCAATCTTGCCGCCGCCATTGGCCCGGAAATAACGGATGAGGCCGCCCATCAAGGTTTGCGTGCTTAACGGTGGCAACCCGGCGCCGGCCGGATCGGTCGATTTAACCATCGAGGCGAAATCTTCACTGGTGCCCGATTCGTTGTATTCCACCAGACCGATTGCGGCGGCCATCATGCTCGCCGCTTTCTCGTAACCTTGGGTGACCATCAAATCGAGCATATCGTTGAGCGCGTGCGTCAAGCTCGGCATCCCGCGAAATTGGTCACCGGTGTCCGGATCATAGATCAGCATCATGTCCCGAGCTGAAATATCCACGACCTCATTGAGCCCAAAAACCCGGTAAGCGACCGGCCGGTCGAGCTCGTTCACGATCACCCCTTGCATGATCCTTAAGCCTCGATATGGCCCCTTAGCTAACCGCGGCGCTTGCCAGAGGCCGAACATCGGTTGCAAAATCGGATCCGGCGGCAAGAAATCGCGACCTGGCCCGCTCCCGATCCGGTGCCCCATGATCCGCCGAAATTGCGGGTAGCCATCCTCGGTTTCCGTAAAAATGATACCAATATCCCCATCGCGATCGACGCTAATCGAATCGAGCGCAAGTGCTGTCGCGAAACTGTAATTGCCGCCGCGCACATCACAGAGCGGCAAGGTTTCGTTGATAAGCAGGTCGGTCGTGCGTTTGCCCCATTCGGTATCATCACCAACAAAAATCGGTTCCCAGGCCTGGCCAAACGAATAGCTCGAACGTTGGATGATCGGCGATCGCGCCGGCCCGAGGTTAGCAAAGAGTTTGCGACTTGAGCTCCGCAACAAATTCAAATCGAATTCCGTCACCATGTTGGCGAAATCCAGATTGTTTTGCGGATAGATCAGGGGTCGCGCGTCGCTCGCAATATTGGCATCGATCAGCCGGCCGAAATTGATCTTGGGCTTAGGCTGCGGCGGTGGCCCGCCAAAGGCCCGCCGGAATTGTTCAAACCAATTCATGGCCAATAAACGTTATAACGAGCTCTGGCCCATTTATCCGGAAACCTCTGCAAATAGTTGGCGCATTCTTCCGAGTCGCACGGGTAATTGGCCAAAAACCAAGAAACTTTGTCCATTAGCTCGGTAATCTGTTCGGAACCAAACCCGGCCGGGAAAGAATAAGTAGCACTCTTGCCCCCATGAGCGGTTGAAGTTAATTGCCGGCCACCGCCCTTGATCAATCGCCCGAGTTGCTCGTGATGAATTTTCTCGAATTCATCCACGCCGATCGCACAGGCGTATTTCAATAAACTTCGGAAAATCCATTCGTTCATTTCGGAGAGTTAATTACTCTCCGGGGAGATTTCATATGGTGTAAAGGCGCAATCGCCAGGATTTAAGCCTCATTATCAAATAAATTACTTGTCTTTTCATGCGGGGTTGTCATTATGACGATACGGGAAAATTCATTCCCGTATCACAAAGAAGGTTACCACGTATGAATCCGGTCGTTAAATCGTTCAGTCAATACAATCTAGTTTGTTATCAAACTTCAGCTCCAATCTGGCAGGTTTCGCGTCTACTCGGGCACGATCCCAGGAGTAAACATTGGAAAGCGCTCGAGCCGTGGCTTCGCGATATTTATGAATCGAAGCAGCGCACCACGAGTGCTCCTCGTATTGAGGCGCTGAAAACCTATATCAAAAGCAGATTAATGGATAAGGACAAGTTTGGGGCATTACCGCCAATTTCCATCATCCAATTTGAACCATTAACTGATGATCAATTGGTGCCTCTGGCTGATGGCGCATTTAAACTTGAAGAAGGTAAAACCGAGGTGAACCGGGTTCTGATTGATGGCTTGGCTCGTTATACAGCGGCGATCGAAATCCGCGAACAACTCAAAACTGAAAGTCCTGGCCGCGAAAAAGAGCTCGACCAGGCTTTCGAGTTTTCAGTTGCTCTTTATGCGCCGAGAGAAAAACCAATTGACGCCAATGTGGCAGGGCAACTCTTCACTGATTTTAATTCGTACGCTTGGCTGGTTCCCTCAGCCAAGACTTTAGCTGAGGATATGTACAACCCTTATAAGCTTTGCGCTCTAGCTCTTAGCGGCCCTAGCACGCTCATTGCGAAGTACGGTGGCCTACGCAGCGGTACATCCAAACTTGGACGTAAAGATACACAATTCGCCACCGAAATGATGATGGCGCAATTCTGCAAAGTTGCTATCGAAGGATCACAAGCTATTGGCAAGCTTAATAAACCCGTCAGTAATCCTCGGATCGCTAAGCTTTCACCTCAAGAGGAAGGTCATAGGTTAGCTGAGGTTTTTGAGATTCTCGAAAAAGCCATCGGAAAAGAGCGTTTCAGTGATCGTAGCCAGCTTTGGCGTACTGCACACGGTTTGTATGCCATGGCGGTTATTGTTAACGATGCACTTTACGAAGGACGCACGACATTGCAGGAAGCTGTTGAAGGTCTTGCTGCGATTGATTGGAGTTGGAACAATCGAGATTTTTGCAAAGCGATCGGCCGTAGGACTGAGAAAGGAGAATGGAAACTTAACACTGGCGACGGCACGATCCGTTATCTGATCGATTATTGCCGGCCGCGTTGCCAGATCCATGTCAAGGCCGCGGCTTAGCGTCGAAAAAAATGGCCCGAAAATTTCGACGCTAAACAGATGAAATGCGAGCATTGCGGCAGTCGGTTTCTTGCTGAAAGACATACCAGAAAATTTTGCTCGACTCAGTGTCGCCAAAATTATTTTACCCGCCTAAAACGCGAGTTGGCGCGTACTGAATGGCATTCACCGACCGAGATGGTTGAGGCGGCACGAACGGTCATGGGCGGGATCGATCTCGATCCCGCCTCGTGTGCTCAAGCCAATAAGATTATTAAAGCCGAAAAGTTTTATTCCTTGCGTGAAGACGGTCTTTCTCAACCATGGTTTGGCCGAATTTGGCTTAATCCACCTTACGGTCGATTTGCTCCAAAATTTGTTAAACGTTTCGGCGAACTCTTCAGTATAGGCTCAATAGAGCAAGGTATTCTACTGTTGGGAACTCATCATCTGACAACCGAATGGATTGGAGTAGTGTTCTTGCATAAGCCGATTATTTGTTTTCCAACGAAACGTCTCCAATTTAGCGATAGCAAATCTCGGCCTGCGCACGGTAGCGTGATTTTAGGTATTGGTGTTGATCAAGATCAGTTTGCAGAAATATTTTCCGAATTCGGTCACTTATTTACCGCTTAAAGCTTAGTTTTCGGGCCCGGTTTCCTCGTCTCCTAAACGCAAACAACCCATCATGTTTGCCGCGACGACCTGCATACACTCACAATCCCATAAATGATTGGCTCGGCTTCCGATCCGGACCCAACGCTGACTCACTTCGCCGGTCGCTTTGTTGACCACCTCTTTCTTTATTTCAGAGGTCATTTGATCCGGATAGTCGCTAATGACATCATTCGGAATTTCGAACGGTGCGATCCCGCCCGAACGCAGCCGGCCGAGCACATCCTTTATCCGCAGATTGCTCCAGCGCACAAGTATTGCCTGGCTGCCGCCGAGATTAATGCGTTCGACGGGCGAATAGAATCGACGGGTGACCTTGCGCCCTTTGCGATGCACGAACTCGTTCGCTTTATCGCCCATCAAGGCTGTATAGCCGTGCAGCGCGCAAAAGGAATAAATCGCCGAGGTATCAAAGCCCGCATCTAAAAACACGAAGTTGGCCCGAGCGATCTTGTACCGTTCCTCGAGCACATTAATCTGGGACCATTCGATCAAGCGGCCGGCGTATAAGAGTCGGCTCGACCCGTCGGCCCGCCAGGCCCGAGCCACCGCCCAAAAGTGATCGCGTTGCCGATCGGCGGTTAGGAATCGGTAAACCTCATTTTCAATTGAATGCCCATCCTCCATTTCGGCTTGACTATAGCCCGCACTTTGAAATGTCACCTCGGGCGCCTCATCGTCATCACTCCAAAATTCGGCAAATCGCTTTTGAATGAGTTGCCGTAACGGGACCAGATTGCCGAGTTTGCGCGCGGCATTGGCATCAACAAATTCCATGACGGTCGTCGCCCATGGGATCCACCAAACCGCAAACACCGAGTAAGCAAACCCGATCCGTTCCGGCCGCGGATTGCATGGAATCGGGCGATAGGTGCCGCTTCGGGAGAGTAGCCGGCGGTTATCCTCGGTGTCGCTGAATTTGGTTTCGCAACGCGGGCACAGCATATGCACGCTCTCGACCAGGCCGCGATAATCCCAGATCCCGCGCTCGTCCCGGGTGTCCTGGTATTTCATGTCGCGCCGGAAATTGTATTCGTGCCAGGTCGCGCACTCCGGACAAGTCCAACCTAAAACATGTTGCAAACAACTTTGGTGCAAGGTGTCGTGTTCGTCGCCCACCACGCCCGCCTGGCCCAAGGCTACCACGACCGAGTTTGACCGATCATGAGTACGCCGGATGGCCTCTTGAGCCAATGACTTTTTGTAAAGCCAAAGCTCATCAAGAATCACGTACCGAACCGATTTGGCCTGTAAGCTGGTCAGGTTGGCGCCGGCAAGGTACATCGGCATATGATTGAAAATAATCTCGGTTTTGCGCCATCGGTTGGCTTTTTGCGGCATCAAGGCCGCGGTCGCCGGAATATCGCGCAACATCGGCCCGAGCCGCGTCTCGCCAAAGAGCTCAATATCGGCATCGCTTTGGCCGACGATTAAGAGCGGCCCCGGATCAGCCGCGGTGATATAACAAGCCACCGATTCGAGTAGTGTAGTCTTGCCCGAACCCACTGGAGCCACCACAGATACGACTCGCCAGAAACCGCTTGTGATGGCTTCCAAGGGCCCGTTAAGCCAATATGCGAAATCGCGCCGGAATCGATAAGCGCGATCAGAGTGCGGGTATCGAATGTGTTCCTCGAGCCAATCCAGTACCGGCGGTTTAATCGCGTTCGAACAAATCTGGTCGACCCGCGCTTGCAGGATGGCCAGTTGCCGTTCCTCGACCGCATCAAGCGCCATTTCGGAACCCTTCACCGGCCCCGAGTTTGATCTCGTTAAGCACTGCGTTCATAAAGGCCTCGAGCCGTTGGCGCTCGGCTTGATCACGGCCGAGTTCCGGTAACCGGCGCAAGACTTGGACCGCGCTTTGTATTGCTTCATTAATCATCCCTAAGGCCCGATCAGTTGAAACCAACTTACCGCGGGCCTGGTTGATCTTAAGTAGTTTTGCCTCGGCGTCGTAAAGCGCCCGCAAGGCTGTCACATGTTCTCGGCGCAATAATACCGATTCCATGATTCGATCCGCGGCAAGCGCACGCTCGAGCGCCTCGCTGGTCGCTTTCTCCACTTTGCGCAATCGTGGAATACCGTGGGCCAGACTTTCCCCGTCAACGTCGACCTCTTGCGCAAAAACTTTGTTGACGTTAGCCGCGATCGGTTTGCGTCGAGCCGTTAGCCGGCATGCCAACCAACGCTCAGCCAATTCAACCGAGCCGATCGGCATGCCTTCGCGTTTGTAGTTGATCACCGAACCGACACTGCAATTGAGTGCCTCGGCAAGTTCGCGGGTAGTCACGCCCCGAATCCTACCCGTTCAAGCGTTCAAAAGCAAAGTTGAACACCCAAAATGCCTATGCCCTAAAACGTGACTATCGCTGCACC